CGGCGAAGCTGCTGCCATGCCGATTCCAGATCGGCCGCGCCTACCGTGTGCAGGCCCGGCGTGACTGGACGGTCAGCAAGCTCGCCGCTCGAGCTCGCGTTGAGCAGCGAATCCAGCCGTCGCGCGCTCGCGCGGTCGTGTCCTACCTCGACGCCCCGCTGGACGCGACGCTGCCACCAACCGGGTTGCAGATCACGGTCGTCGATGTTCGCCGCGAGCTGCTCGGCGATCTCACACCCCAGGACGCCCGCCGCGAAGGGTTCCGGTTCACCGCAGAGTTCATGGCCCGCTGGGAACGCACACACGGCCTCGTAGACCCAGACCTGCACGTGTGGGTGATCTCGTTCGCGGTCGGCGATCTCCGCGACCAATTCGACCGCCCCCGCCTACTCACAAGCATCCGCCATGTCGGCCATGTCGCCTACGAGGTCGACAGCTCGGGCCGTCAGCACTGGCCGGCGAACGACGATCACTCCGAGGACTACACCGACCGGCCCGATCTCGCGATGCGCGCCAGCAGCGACCCCGGCGAAGGACTCACCGAAGCGCAGCTCAAACCCTACGTCCGCGACGCCCATCTACGAGACCTGGCCCGTCAGCGCGACAGCACAGAACGCTCACACGCACGCTCGCTCGCGATCCGCCTGAAAGACGCGCAGAAACGTCGTGACGCTGACGAGCTCGCGAAGATCCGCGGCGAGCTGGAACTACTCGAGCATCAGATCAGGACAGCAGCGTGAATCCGTCCACACCGTCCGTAGACTTGCGTGCCGAGCCCGCCAGAGCGCCGCGATCGGACTCGCTATGAGCACGGTAGGCCGTGGCCGCCGCATGCTCAAACTGCGACTCGCGAGAATCCTCCGCGAGGCCGCAGCTCAACTCGACGCCGAAACGCGACCGCTCACAGTCGAACGCGACGGCAAGGTGCTACGCCTACCACCCGGCTCAACACTCGAGCAGGCATTGGATCTTCTGGCGCGGGTCGAAGAGTTCCTGCCGCCCGCTAGGGGTCCGCGGCCATGAGATCATCGACGCGCATGGCAAGCAGGCAGCCTGGCTGGCACCAGAAGCTGCATCGGACGGAGATCCCGGGCATCTTCAAGCGCGGGAACCGGTATGTGTTCAGCTATCGGGTGAACGGGAAGCAGCGGTGGGAGTCGTGCGCATCGATGGCTGAGGCGTTCGAGCGCAAGTCCAAACTGGTCACCGAGCGCAATCAGGAAGCTCGAGCAGCACACCGCGAGATCATCCGGGCGAATAGCGTCAGGCTTGCCGAGAATCGACGTACAGCGGCCGAAGCACTCTCCTTGATGATCCGCGCTGCGCAAGCGCTACAACGGGTGGCTGACACATCTGAGGGCGATCTCGTCATCTCGGCTCGCGCCTGTTTAATGCGGCTGTACGAGAACGAGGACTCGCTGAAGCGCGCGATGTACCGCAACACATGAGCGAGTCAACGTGAAAGTCACCCCGGTCCGCATCCGTATCACCGAGCGAGAACGTGACGCCCTGGAGCTGCGTAAGGGCGGGATGACGTTCGAGCGGATCGCCGAGCAGTTGGGGTACGCGGACCGGTCCGGCGCGTGGCGTGCGGTGAACGCTGCGTTGTCGGCGACGTTGCAGGAGCCGTCTGACGAGCTCCGCCGCCTTGAATGCGAACGCTTGGATGCTCTGCTCCTCGCGATGTGGCCGAAGGCGCTGGAAGGCTCGACGTGGCACGTGGACCGCTGTCTGGCGGTGATGGATCGTCGCGCGAAGCTGTTGGGGTTGGACGCGCCGACTCGGCGGATTGTGGATGTGATCACGCGGGATGCGTTCTCGCAGGCGATGGAGGAGTTGGAGGCCGAGATTGCCGAGCTCGAGACCGTTGATGGCGAGACAGTGGGAGATCGAGGCCAGTCCTGACGAGCTGGCGCGCTACAGGGCGCGCAGCCAGTACCTGGATGAGCTGAGGCGACGTAAGCCGAAGCAGCGTCGGTATGCGACTGCAGGCGAGATGGCGATGCGTCTGGATCCCGCAATGGTGCAGACGCCGGCGCTTGAGCTCATCGACGCGGAGCTGGTTGAGATTCGCGATTGCGTCGAGATGATGCTGAACCGCCGCGGCTGGTTCGCGCTGATGGTCAACCTCGGGTTCGACGAGCAAGACGCGCTGCGCCTGGTCGAGGAACTGATCCCGAATGCCGGGAACGCCCGGCTGGTGCTGTCGATGCCGCCGCAGGAAGGCAAGAGCTCGCGTGTCGGCCGGTATGGCGTGCTGTGGCTGCTGCGCCAGTTCCCGGGGTTGCGGATCGGGATCGTCTCGTACGACGGCGATCACGCCGCGCGGATCTCGTACATGGTCCGCGCCGACGTTGAGGCGTTCGACGGCTCCGGCGGCAACCCAGACTTGGGGTTGAGGCTGGCTCGCAACCAGAAGGCCGTCAGTCGCTGGCTGTTGGCGCCGCCGGATGATGGCGGCGTATTCGCGATCGGTATCGGCGGCGGTCTGACCGGTCGGCCGCTGGATCTACTGCTGATCGACGATCCCGTCAAAGACACCAGGGCCGCGGAGTCGCTGTTGCTGTCGTCGCATGCGTGGGACTGGTGGCAAACCGTCGCACGGCCGCGACTTGCACCGTGGGCGCCCGTGATCGTGGTTGCGACCCGCTGGCATGAGGCGGACCTGATCGGCCGGATGCTCGCGAAGCAGACCGAGGACCAGCAGGCAGGGCTCGAGCATTTCGACCGGTGGCGTGAGGTCAACATTCCTGCCGAGGCCGATCACGACCCGGAGAAGGGCCAGACAGACGTTCTTGGTCGTGAGCCCGGCGAGTTCATGATCTCGGCGCGCGGTCGGACACGCGAGCAGTGGGAAGCCACGAAGGCCGCGACGTCGGCCCGGTTCTGGACCGCGCTGTATCAGGGCAAGCCCTCGCCGGATGTCGGCGATGTGTGGCTCAAATCGTGGTGGCGCCGGTACACGGAGCCGTTGTGGGAGCAGCAGCCAGACGGCTCCTACCGCGTGCCGAGCATGGAAAGCCTGTTGCAGTCGTGGGATATGACGTTCAAGGACAAGGACACCAGCGACTACGTGGTCGGGCAGCTGTGGGGGAAGCGTGGCGCCGACGCGTACCTGATCTTCCAGGTGTGGGCTCGCCTTAGCTTCACCGACACCTTGGACGCGATGCGGCGTCTCACGCGCCTGTTTCCGGACGCTCATCGCAAGCTGGTGGAGGACAAGGCGAACGGCACTGCGGTGATGGACTCGCTGGCGCACGAGCTACCCGGGATCATCGCCGTCGAGCCCCGCGGCGGCAAGCTGGTGCGCGCCGAGGCCGTCAGCCCGTTCATCCGTGCCGGGAACGTGCACCTGCCGACGTCGACGGTCGCGAGCATGCAGGCCGAGATCGCGTGGGATCCGGAAGGACTGATCGTGGAGGCGACCGCGTTCCCGAACGGCGCGCACGACGACCAGGTCGATGCCACCTCGCAGGCGCTCGCGGAGCTGTACTTGGGCGCGGGTGGTCCTGCGGAGGTGCTGGTCGCGCAGGGCGAGATCCCGCGGCCTGACCGCGCGCGCGAGCAGACACGCCAGGCGCCGGCACGGCAGCAGAGCGTTCAGCTGCCTGAGTGGCAGCGGCGCATGCTCGAACGCGCCCGCTGAAACTTCGACGTTCATCGAACAACAAGGAGGCATCGCATGACTGCGATCGAGGACAACGCCGAGCTGCTGCTCGACATGCTGCACAACTCGCTGAACCCGGCTGTCTCGAGCGTCGCGTTGACGTCGGGAACGGCGGTGCAGGACGCGACGGGGAAGAACTCGACGTGGTACATCCCGATCACCGGCGGCACCGCGGGCACGCTTGAGGTGCAGATCGGGCCGGATAACACGGTCGCGCACACGATCGTTCCGGCGACGGCGGCGGATGCGGTTGCGTCGCAGCTGTTGACGATCAAGTTGCCGGCGAACTGGTTCATCAAGGTCACGGTCGCTGTGGCGACGATCTCGGCGAACGCTCAGGTCGTTACGGGCGGCTGATGAGCACCGAGGCCGCGGTTGAGCGGCTGATGCGCGACGTGCACCCGGCCGAGCTGCTGTTGCCCGATGGCAGCGTCGTTCGTGATGCGCGCGTGTTCGTGACCTCGAGGCGGCTGCTCGCGTTCCGCGTGGGCGACGGCGGAATCGAGAAAGCGGCCGATTTGGAGCTCGAGCAGCCGTGTTCGGTGCCCGCGGATCGCGGCAGCCTTCGCGGCCGTCTTGAAGCCCGGTTGGCGGATGGTGGGACGGTGTGGATCAACCGTGGTTCCGGCTGCGGTTGCGGATCGCCGCTCCGTGCTCTGGCCGGGCCGGTGTCGTGGACGGGCTCCTGATGGGCTGGGAACGTGTCGCCGGCGAGCCAGGCGGCGTTGAGCCTGAGGTGAGCCAGCTTGCCACCGATCTCTCGGTCCGTGCGTTCCGTGAGCGCGCGCAGGCCGCACAGACAAGGCTGGATGCTCGGCGGTTGCAGGCAAAGGCGGTCACGACCCGCAGGCGGGCTCTCAGAGCGCGCGTCGGGTCGAACGAGCGAAAGAAGCTGACCGCTCGCGCAGCGCAGCTGCTCGCGATGGCAGCACAGTTGGAAGCGGTCGCGGCTGCGGCGGACACAACCTCGACGCGGGGGAGCGACATTGGCGTTCTCTGACTGGTCAATCCGGCTGACCACGATCGGCGCGACCGAGCTCGAGCTCGAGATGATCGCGGCGTCGTACTCGGTGACGCAAGCGACCGTGCAGGCCGCATTGGACACGCTTGTCGCGTCGATCAGCAACCGCGATCTGCTGGTGATGCTGAACAATTGGCGGGCGAACGCCGGACCGTTCCAGGCGTCGTATCCGGGCGGTGGCCTGCTGTTCGGGGTGCTGGAAGGACCGCCGGGACCGACCGGCGCCGGCGTACCAGGCCCCACGGGCCCTACAGGGCCTACGGGACCGTCCGGAGGGCCGACGGGGGCGACTGGCCCGACCGGCAGCACTGGCGCGACAGGACCGGTAGGCGCGACCGGCAGCACCGGTGCAACAGGCAGTACCGGTCCGACGGGGTCGACTGGTGCAACTGGTCCTGTGGGCCCGACCGGCTCGACTGGCAGCACGGGGGCGACCGGCCCTGCCGGGGCAACAGGACCGGTGGGAGCGACAGGCCCGAGCGGAGGACCCACCGGTGCGACCGGTCCAGCAGGATCCACGGGTGCAACTGGCGCGACCGGTCCGACCGGGGCGGGACTCGATTCGCACGGTCACCTGATCGGCTCCGGAGCTGCGCCAGCGGTCGCAGTTGGTGCCGGCGCGGGCAGTGGCGCTTCGGTCTCGCTCGATGCGCATGCGTCAGATCTCGCTGGCACCGTGACGCTCGCGGTGGGGTCGAGCCCGCCGTCGAGCGGGACATTGTTCACGCTGACGTTCGCGGCTGCGTACGCGAACACTCCGCACGTTGTGTTCTCGCCGGTGAACCCGGCCGCCGCCAACTTCAGCGGCTTCGGTAGTGGACCTGAGATTTACGTGACCCCGAGCGTCGGGGGATTCACGCTGAGCATTGCGTCCACCGCGCTGACGGCGTCAACAACCTATGAGTGGTCCTACGTCGTGGTCGGATGAGACTGCACGTCGTCGGGCTCCCGCACACTGAAACGACCGTCGCCTACTCGTGGTGCGCGTATACGCAGAAGGTCCGCCGGTTCTGCGACATGATGAGCGCCCGCGGCCACCAGGTGTTCCTGTACGCCGGCCCGCGGAACGAGGCGTCTTGCTCCGAGCATGTCGTCTGCGTCGACGAGCTGCCGCCGGCCGGCACGATCCCCGAGTTCTACGCTGACGCGCCACCGTTCGCCCAGTTCAACCAGCGCGCGATCGCGGCGATCGGCGAGCGCCTAGAGGCTCGCGATTTCGTGTGCCTGATCGGCGGTACCGCGCAACAGCCGATTGCTGACGCTTTTCCCGCCCACCAGGTCGTCGAGTTCGGGATCGGATACGGCGGCGTGATCGCCTCCACCCACCACGTGTTCGAGTCCTACGCGTGGATGCACACCGTCCTCGGAGCGTTGACCGGCGGCGACTCGCACCGGGCCGACGGCCGCTTCTTCGACGCTGTGATCCCCAACTACTACGACCCCGCCGAGTTCCCCGCCGGCGACGCGGACGGCGACTATCTACTGTTCATCGGCCGGCTAATCGAGCGCAAGGGAATCCAGATCGCGCTTGACGCGGCGGCCGTGAGCGGACTCGAGCTGATCGTCGCCGGCGCCGGGGATTACCCGCTTCCCGACTGGGTTGACCACCGCGGTGTTGTTGGCCCGGTCGAGCGCGCCGAGTTGATGGGTGGTGCGCGCGCGCTGCTGTCACCCACCTTGTATGTCGAGCCGTTCGGCGGTGTCGCCGTCGAAGCGCAGCTGTGCGGGACACCGGTGGTTACGACCGATTGGGGCGCGTTCACCGAAACCGTCGAGCATGGCGTGACCGGGTTTCGCTGTCGGACGCTCGCCGAGTTCACGAACGCGATCGAGCGAGCCGGCAGCCTTGACCGTGACCGGATCCGGGAGCACGCGATCGCGACATGGTCGCTCGATGCGATCGGACCACGGTACGAGTCCTATTTCGAGCGGCTCCAGACGCTGTGGGGCGACGGGTTTTATGCGGACGCGCTGACGACGATAGGAGCTTGACGTGGCCGATTTTCCGCTCGAACGGTTTCAGCGTATCGCCGCCCCGGCCATGTTGATCTCACAGCTGCAGGCGGCGTGGGCGCTGTTGTCGCCGGCGGTGCAGGAGGCTGAGAAGCTTCGAATCGAGTCGCTGTCCGATTTCGCGGTCGCGCAGATCATGTCGTTCCCGGTCTCTGGCGGCGCGGTCCCGGCGCCCGCACCCCCGAGTGGGCAGTTGATCGTGGTGCAGGAGGTCACGGGCGCCGGCCCGGCGGTGGGTGCGCCGGTTTCGGGGGCTGCTGACAGCTCGCTGCTGGTCACCGACAGCTCGGGCGATCTTGCGTCCGGTCCCCCCACGAGCTCGGTGGTAACCGTAAGCTCAGGCACCCCGACCGCCGGGCAGGTTCCGGTGTTCACCGGCTCGGGCAACACGACGACACCGGGTGCTGGCGCTGCTGCAACCGCGCTCATCCCGAAACTGCATGTCGCGGGCCACAGCATCGCTGCTGCGGACCCGGTGACCTACGACAGTCACGGCGACGGGATCATCGGCAAGCTCGCGATGCTGCTCGGCGCCCGCGAGAACAACTACGGCGTCGACAGCGCCGGGATGATGTCCGACAACTCGCAGGCGTGGGGGCACTTCGCAGCCACGGGCTCCTGGGTCAATTTCGTGCAGAACGTGGTGCAGCCCGCCCGCACCCGCGCGCCGTACCTCTCCCCGTTGGCGGTCGTTGAGTTGATGTGGGGGATCAACGACATCGCGCAGTACGGGCCCGCTAACGCCAACTTCGTTGCGGTCTGGAAGATGGTGCTGACCGCGCTCGCCGCCCGCGGCCGCCTCGGTGCGCTCTACGAGGACAATGATGCGAGCGTCACCTACGGCAGCGGCTGGTCAACGGCAACCCAGACCACGAAGAACTCAGGGGCCGGACTGCACTTCACGGGCACGAACGGGTCCAGCTTCACGGTCACCGTCCCCGCCGACTACGACGGACAAGGGGTCGTTTTCTGCTTCCTGGCGACGAACTCCTACACCGGCACGATGACCGCGACCATCGGCGCAACGCCCGTTGGCAATGTCAGCGGCGCAGCAGCGGCAGCCCTTAGTCTTGGCGTCGTCGTTCCATTCGTGCTGCGTCTGCCCGCGGGAACGCCGGGACTCGTGCCGGGGGCGACGATCACGATCACCGCGAGCGCAATCTCTACCTTCGTGTTCTTCGACTGGTGGGGAATCGAGGCGAACCCGGCGCCGCTCGTGATCCTCGCGGACTGCCTGCGGCCACCGACCCCGAACTACGGTGCGTACAGCGGCTGGCCGTACACGCCAACGGACGCTGATCTGCTTGCGGTCAACGCTGCGAACGCGACCGTTGCGGCACTGTTCAGCGACGGGATGGTGATCACGGACGGTGCCGACGCGCTGATCAACAAGGGCGGCGGCTGGCTCGTATACGTTCACCCCGACGAGCGCAGTTGCGGGAAGATCGCCGCGTTGCACGCCTCGCTGGCCCGGGCGGCGCTGACGCCAGCGATCCTGTCCGAACTCGACACCACAAGCCCCACCGCCAGGGTATTGCCGAGCACTCAGCAGCCGGGCAACTACACGCTGGCGCTCGCGGACGCCGAGACCTGCGTGGAGGGCACCAGCGCATCGGCGCAGACGTTCACGCTGCCGCCGAACGTGTTCGCGGTCGGCGATACCGGCGAAGTGTTCCAGGACGGCGCGGGGCAGATCACGATCGCCGCCGGGGGTGGCGTGACGCTGCGATCCGATGGCGCGAAGGTCAAGACGGCCGCGCAGTACTCGACGATCGGGTGGCGCTGCCGCGCGATCAACGAGTTCGTGCTCAGCGGCGACCTAGCGTGATGCTCGCCGTCGCCCGGAGACGAAGCCTCGCGCCGAGCACCGGCGCACCGCCGATCATTCCCCCGTCCTCCCTCTCTGGGCTCGTTGGCTGGTGGAAAGCTGACTCGCTTGCGCTCACGGACGGCACGGCCGTCTCTGACTGGACCGACATGTCCGGTGCCGGACACGATCTACTCCAAGCGACCGGCGCGAACCAGCCGATCTACAAGCTCGCGATCATCAACGGACACAACGTTGTCCGGTTCGACGGCACCGACGACTACATGCAGGGATTGTGGACCCAGGCGCAACCCGTGGACACGTTCCTCGTGATCCAGGTCGTCGCCGATCAGAGCAATCAGGCGCTCTGCGACGGCGGTGTGAACCTTGGCGGCCAGATTTACGAGAGCGCGTTCGGTGCGGCGATGAACATCAGCACGTATGCGGGCTCGTTCGGTCCTGTCGCTACGAGCGTGCCGAGCAGGCCCGCTCACCTATGGGAGTTCGTGGAGAACGGGGCGTCATCGTCGCTCGCGATGGATAACACGTCGGCTGTGACAGGCGACGCGGGGACCAACAGTCCGGGCGGCCTGACGCTCGCAGCGCGCGGCGGCGCGACCAACTTCGCGCAGATCGACGTTGCCGAGGCGTTCATGTTCAACCGGGTTCTGAATGGCACGGAGCGCGGGGAGATGCAGGCATA